GTGGCAGCACCACTATCACCAGCCGTGGCAGCACCATAATCACCAGCCGTGGCAGGTTTTCCCGGTTCCGCATTACACTCGTTAGTACACCGTTCCTTGACATAAGATACAGCCGCTTTCACAAGCCCCCTTATATCAAGCTCAGCACCTATTCTAATTTTTGAAGAACAAACCTTGTCACTTTCTGAATCGTCTATTTTACCACTCTGCTCAACCTCACAAAACCTTGACCCGGCCGGCGCATAGTAACCAAAAACATCCAGAGGATAAGGACATGCATGAAAACCTTTCTCGCATGCCTTTATGTCGCCTGTTTCTTCATACTCCTTACCTACTTCATACTTAAACCCTCTACAAGATAAATCCTTATCAAATGCTTTATAAGCCTTTATTTTCTGTTCCATAATATAATGTAATACTATATAATACTGCCTATTTGGTCCTTAATGCCTAATATTTCATTGAAATACGCCTTAATTTCGTTTTCACTACTTTCTTTAGATAATGTTATATTTGTTGACATATTATTAACTTTTTGTGGTAACTCCGCAATTACCCGTTACGTATTTGAAACACCAACAAAGTCATTTATTTTGCTTATTGGGTATTTTTTCGCATCCCGTTCGTTGAATGAAAGATAAGATAGAGCCATTTGTAACTTATCCTCCATCCTGTCTATATCATCTTTATAATCGCTTCTGTCAAGTTCCCAATACAAAAGCCTTGACGGATCATTAACCAGGCGTAAATCAAATGGATCATCATCAGATTTACCGTCATATACGATATAATACATTTTATCTACATCGGGATGGGAAAGAAAATGCGACATTAGCTGCCAATAGTATTCCTCTATCGCCTGTTCCTTTGTTGCTTCTCTCAAATATTCAATCTTACTTTCAGAAGTAAAGCATTTCACTTCGGCTATATAAGATAATTTACCATTGACATCAAATCCATATCCATCGGGAGAATCGCCATATCCATCATAGATATTATCGACAAAAACAATTTCGTCAAAATCATCCGCACAAGACATTAGTCTAGAGAACGTGTTATGGTTAAAACACTCGATAGCGTCTTTTTCATGATCCTTTCCCCATTCCATGTCAGAAGTGGATATATGTCGGCATGGTTTGTTTAACCTTCTTTCCCTTGCAACCTGATAAAGATAAGAGATAGCTGTATCTCCGAAAGGAACATCAACTGTCTTTCTTTTCACACCCTGTTTTTTTGCAACCTCTAGTTCGGAAGGTGTCATTTCCCTTCTCCCGGAAACCATAAGTTTTCCAATGGCGGAAGAGGTGATTTTACCACACCTCTTCATAAGCCATAATTTTTCTTTTTCTTCCGCTTCCATCATTTCTTAGTCGCTTCGTTAAACAATTTCATAGCTTCCGCGTCCACATCATAGCTTGCCGTGATGTATCCAATGTCGCATTTCCCACTTTTCAACGCTTCCAATGCAGCCTTGAATTTATCAGAGTTCACTGTCATCTTCTCTTTCTGTGGTGGTGGCGGAACATCACGCCCTATACGCAATCCGTAGACCTTTCCTCCATCGCTTGGGTCACGTGTCAGTTCCTTGCATAATATGACACGAAAATCACGGATGGTTTCAGGATAATCAGTTTGAGCCAGCTTAGTAAGACGTTTGCGGTTCGTACTGTTCAACAGCATAGGTTTAGGAACAAGGTTTGTTTCTTTAAAGTAAGCAATCCATGATGGTTTCTTACTACCTTGTACCTTTGCATTCTCATCCCATACGATATGGGATATTGTAGCGATGATAGACTGACCGTTAGGGAGTATTTCTACTCCCACATAATCAGATTGGCTTCCAGTTCTCCAATGATGGAGAACTTGGTTTTGTTGTTCGTTAGGCATAATTATTGGATATTACTTGTTGAAACTATAGTTGCACTCCCTGTCTTATCTACAATTACATTTTTATCACCTATAACAGCTTCCGTCTTGTTGCCACTAGGAAACTCTGGTAAAGATTTATTATCTTCCTCATATAGATAAACATCCATGATAGCTGTTTCGGTTACGGATGCAATCACGTAGTATGCCATTGTACCTTTCATTCCTTCGTCCAGTTTCTTTACAGCATCTCGAAGGTCGGAAGCCTGTACCAGTACAGTAGTGGAGGTCTTTTTCTCCGCTCCGCTCTTTTCGTCCAGCGTAATGAAGAACAGCTTGCACTTAAACCATCGGTCGGCTGCATCTTCCTCAGATGAGAATAGTTCGCTGTAGTTGGCGCGCTTGATGTTAGAAACCGTGAACTCTCCACTAATAAACGGTGTCATTTCAGATATAATACGTGCTTCTGCCTCAGTAAAGCTAAGCGCATCCACCAAAAATTGTTCCGTTACTTTCTTGTTTACACCATTTTCCATTATCTTTTCGTAACGGATTTTACATTCAAAAAAATTCATCATAATAATTAAAGTTTAAAAAATTATTTAAATCCCCATTCTGTCATGTAGTCAATGTTTTTAGGAAATCCCTCTACTGATTTAGGACTAAGGAATATTTTCTCACTTTCTAATTCCGATATTCCCCATTTGGTGGGTGGACACTTTTCATATTCTTCTTTAGAAACTTCACTTACACAAAAATGTGTCTGAAAGCCATATCCTTGTACACTTACTCCTAAATAACCGAATTTACGTAATGCCCACTCAAAAACAATATCTCTATAAAAGTAACGTTTGGAGAATACTGCTACATATATCTTATGTGTAAAATCCCCTGTTTCTGTCAAATCCGGATTACATCTGATACAGAAATATTTAATACGTGAAAGTATTTTTTCAACAAACCTTTCATGCTTTTCGCAATCTTCTTTCGTTAAGAACTCTGTTCCATCATTTGCAATGTAAACAGTCTTAGTAATTTCTTTTATTTCCATATTTTATTCATTACATAATTTCATAAAACACATCCATATCGTCTTACTTTGTCTACCAGTTGTATGTCCAAATAGAGGTTTGAAAGGAATAACAGACAAAACATCTGATGCTTTTATCTCGCTTTCATTCCATTTGAAGATAAGTGTACCATTCGGTTTTAATACCCTCATGCACTCCTTGAAACCTTCATGAATAATACTTTTCCAATCATCAGGCAACTTGCCATATTTCTTTGCCATCCATGAATTTTCTCCAAGTGTTTTCAGGTGTGGTGGATCAAATACAACTTGATAGAAAGAATTATCTTCAAATGGTAAATTAGTAAAATCTGCGATAATATCAGGTTTTACCTCTATAGTCCTTATCTTATCCCTATCTTTGGCCGTAAGTGTTTCTGAACGTTTGTCAACAAATAACACATTAGGATTTTGTTTATCAAACCAAGACATACGACTACCACAACAAGCATCCAATATTAATTTATCGTTTTTCATTTTTCATTCATAATTATTTACTTACTGTTATTGATGTGTAGATCACATTTATGAGGGGCGTGACAGAATCGAACTGTCCTCCTCTACAATGCCGCGCGTCACATTAGTCACACCAGCCAAACGCCCCATTTTCGCCCACCCTATCTTCATAAATAGAGCAGGCATGTAAACAAATACACTTAATCAAAATTGAAATTATCTTCACCGTCTGGCTCTTCATCCGACATATCATTACCGAAATCCATCGGAATGAACCAGTCTGAAATATAGTCTTGCATGATTTAATCCTCCTGTTCTTGCTTGAAATATTCGTACTTTATTTCCCCATTTATGATCATGTCCATAATTTCTTCATCGGAAGATGTGGCTATCTTCATCATAAACTCATCTTTCTTCACCTTTTCAATATCTTCATTTTCAGTATTCCCCACCTTTTCCAACTTTTCCATCTTTCCTGCCTTTTCAGACATATAAGACACAGCATCTTTAGCTATTTTCAAGGCATAATCTGAATCGTATAAAGACATCATGGATTGAATGTATATTCCGTTAATCCTGTCAAATATCTCCTGTTGGGGAAGGCTTAAGAACTTTGCCGTATTCGCTCCCATCATCACCTTTATCTGCCAAGATGTTTTTATATTCACTATGTGAAGCCATCCCTCTTTGATAGGGCTTTTAATAATATAAAAGTCACCTACAATATATCCTTCGTCTATTTCTTTATTTTTCATAACTTGTATTTTTCTAAAGCAAGAATCATTTTATAATCTTCAAAGGCCGATTTTATTGTATCGTCAATCATCTTGTTGTGCGTTTTAGAATCTATATCCAATTCTGAAACATTGCATCCGTTATCAATCTTATTCTGAATACTGAAATAATAATTTCTTATTTCCAGCACATTCTTATGTATCTCTTCTCGTGTCATTTCCTCGGTAAAAATTTATTTTTAACAAATGATAAAAGCATCACGGATATTTCATCGGCATATCTTGCAAAATCATCCTGATATTTCTCGTCAACATTGTTATCCATCCATAGGATTTGATTCTTTGCCATAGTACCTACCTTTTCAAGCGTTTCAAACATTTGAAGGCTAGATCCAGGGAGTGTTTTCTTTAGCATTTCATTCAACTCTATGGAAGAAGAATGGATAATATCAGCACAGAAAGCAATGGCGTTGACATACATCATCCAATCCATTTTCTCATCATCAGACATCTTCTTGATAATATCCATGCCCCTTACATATTTACCGTCAGGATAAGCCTTGATATATGCTTCCTGAAACTCCTTTATCTTAGCTGTTACACGAGAGCATTCAACCATACGGCCTTTCTTGATAAGATCGTTCTGCTGCTTGCGCAACTCCTTCATCTTTTCCTCTCTCTCACACTCCTGTATTAACAAATGTCTTTCCATCTTCAATTATCTTCTATTATTTTTATAAGTTCTTTAAACTGGTCCGCAATTATCTCTAGTTTTCCCTGTATCTTCTGATTCATATTCCCGTCCTTGTAGGAACTCTGAAATCCTTCATAACGTGAATCAATGCTAGAATAGCAGAATGAATCAGACGTGATGTTTACCATCGTATTGTCACCGTCTATGAACGGTTCAGGTATGTCTACTTTTATCATCATAGCAATCCGAAATAACTGTCTAGTTTATCAATCGTTTTATCTCCATCTCTTAGGACATACTCAATTACTTCACGCCCTGAAAGTGTTACTCTCAGTTTGTCCACAGGCTGAACATTGGCTGTACCTTTCGAGTAATTGTTGTAATGAACAATTTCCCATCCTTTTATGGATGACAGCATCCTCCGTTTGTTACACAAATTTATAGCTTTTGGAATAAATTCCTTTTCTTTCTTATCCATAATCAATCGTTTTTAAACTTTTTAAACATCTCATCTCCCAATACTCCGCTAATGAACATGGTAAGTTCTATTTCCCATTCATCTTCCTTGCCCTTCACGAACGGATAAGTAAGCTGATGCCATTCGTGGTAATCAAACAGCTTCATGCGAAGCGGATAATAATCAAACATTTTCTTGTTTTCATAAAACACACGGATATGATTTTTCTTAATCTCCGTGTAAGACAAACCGTAGTAATCCAGTATCTGGTAGAATTTGTCCATAGGGGTAAAATTACATTTCATGCTTTATATATTCTTTTAGTTGTTTATGCAACGATTTCATATACTCTATTATTGTATCCGCATTAGGGTCTGAAAAGTCTACATCCTTTATGTTTTTCAACTTTACCCCATACACTGAAACAATAGTAACTTCTATGACGTTATATTCTCTATATTCAAAGTACAACACATCTTTAATGCTAGATGTATTAATGATGGGAAAGTTATCAACTTTTATTAAAGATTTATATTTACCTAGCATTGTTGGCGTTATTGACGTTATATCGTTTTCTACAAAATCAAAAAACATATTCTCGTCATCTCCGCAATCTACTGTTTCAAGAAACATATAAATAACATTCCACTCTGATTTTACGTGAAAAGTATTATCTGACTTGTCTACAAAGATACCATCACCAAATCCCTCCAACGCTTTTTCGGAAGCGGTGTACCCTAACCGTTCAAGTCTGTTTCTTATGTCGCTTGAATCCTTTCTAATCAATACCTTCATGGCAAATATTATGTTTAATTACTATTGTCGATTGCTTCGGTAGGCTAACCTGTTCGCTGTTTTCCTTGTTGGTCAAAATGTATCTTTCCCCGGTATCACTAAACAGGAAATTATCTTTTACGAATGGTATTTTCTTTCCGTCATACCCTACAATAAAGCAGTTTTGAAAAATTTCTAGTAGAATCATTGTTTTATCATTTTTACGGTTAATAAAATCGGGGGAACGCTTTCCCCCTAAACTTTCATTATAGATATGCTTGCTTCTACGCTCAAACATGATGCAAATATAATCAATAAAATGACATACTATCAAACATTTTAAAATACATATTATTTATTCACATTTGTTAAAGTATGCCTTAAATACATTCACATTGTATATATTAACCTGTCCATAGTTAGCATCAAAAATCTTTTTCACTTCGTAACCTAGCTCGTAAGATATTACTTTCATCTTTCTCCAGCTAACCTTTCTCCAGTTTACACCGTTTTCCTTTGACCATCTTTTGATACTATACCATTCCTTGGATTCATCTAGTTGTTCCGTCTTTAGTTCTAGTTGTAGCTTTGCTTCCTTGTTTTCTAAGGTTAATGCTTGATTCCTTTCATACTCATCAGCCCAAGCCCTAGCAGCTTCGGCAGGATTGTTGAAGTTTGGAAGTCTTGATGATATAGAAGTATTTCCCGTGGTAAGAAACTCTTCGATCTTGTCATCTACCCAAATAGCAAAATCAGTGGATAATTTTTGAGCAACCCTAAGAGCTATTTTTTGATGTGCCCATGTTCCTTGCTGTGATACATTTCCTCCCTTTATAATTTGCAGTAAATCAGTCGAAATAAAATTTTTTATTTCGCTCAAACGATTTACATAATCAGTCATTTCCTTAGAATTTATAATAGTGGATAGATTTTTATCAGGAAATAACCTAGCAAAATCTGTAAGACATACAAGGATATATCCATTCATCTTACGCATCCTAACATTTATTCCATTATAAGAAAACATCTTACCCATTTCGGAGGGATTTGCCGTACTTAAAACAACACCTGTGTCATTTAAGTTTTCTTCATTAAACTGTCGCATAAATAAAAAAAAAAAGAAGCAGAGATCTCTTCAACTTGCGACAGTTATACATTAGACTTATGAAAAATGTATGAAGAAACCTCTGCTTATATTTTAGGTAGCAGCTATCATTATAAAACAAAAAAGTCCAAAAACTATCGCACCGCAAAGATACATAAAGTTTTTATAATACCAAAAAAAATCATTATTTTTGCAAAACAATTAAAATGAGTAATATATGGCAAAGAAAGTGATTAGGGTGAATGTTAAATCACCTAAAGTAACATCAAATAAAAAGGCATCTCCCATAAAGGTCAAGATAAACATGAAGAATACGGGAGGAACACAAGCTATGGGTAAAAAATAGATTGCTTATTACAACATCTATACCCATCACTAATAGTTTGATGCGTGTGCACTTTCCTATCTCCATATCTTTGATGCAAGTATAATGCAATAAAGAATCCAACAGTAACAAAACCAATTGATGTATAGTATATCGCATTAATCAAATGTGCATCCTCAAACACCACATTATTAAATACAATATCCAGTATTGCGTATATAAACATTTCAATGACAAATACTCTATGGTATATACAAAATAAAAATACCTTTGACAACACATAAAACAATATTGCATTAAACAGTTTGGCGTTAAAGAATATGGTAAGGTACTTGTCCGAAAACGGAGTGGCATACTGAATATACTCCAATGTGTCACCATCATAATATTCAATGATATCACCTGTTCCAACAGAGTGTATAACCTCACACTGATGGACAAGTATAGCAAGACAGAACAATATAGGATAACATCTTATCACCCAAATAAGAAACGTCCTGTATAAATTGTTCAAACTTTCCTCTAGCATTTTGTCTTTCATCTGACCCTTCTAGCTAAATTTCTAATAATATCTTCTTTCGTTCTTCCTTTTAACAGGCTAAGATCTATTGTTGCAGAACCCACCTTTACGCACCCATCAGATATGTATTGCTGAACACGTTCGTTCACAAGATAGTCAGCACCAAGCATGTCCAATTTAGACAGTCCTTTTACATCATTGCTCCTGCTTAGTATAAATCCACCTACTGTTCTCCATATACGCCTGTATTGGCTTATTCCGTCCTTTACAGGCATGATTATGTCGTTTTCAAACAATGGTATTCCGTTCATGTCAAACACGCCTGTAAACCATTCTACAACACAACCACTGCTATCTCTTACACGTCCATAAGCATCTATGGATACATCGTCAATAAGAAGTTCATATCGCCCCGTTACTCCATTAAATATACGGAGTAACGGGAAATTAATGTCATTTCTTTCCATTTCCCTTAATCGCTTCAATACATTCCTTTGCCCCATCATCGAAACCATGCTTGTATCCCTTAGCGTATTCTCCAATGTTATACACCGCCATTGCAAATACAAACAGGATGATACCTAAAGCCTTATGCCAACCGGGTAACGAGATGGAAAACGGCTTAAATGTAATTGTTAGATCTCCAACCCATAATAGGGCGATAATACATATAATTGTAAATAATATTGTTTTCATAATCAATATTTTTTTCCGTGAAACATAGGTCTTAGTTCATTGTATCTCATCTTCTGCTCAATATGCCATAGCAAATCTATGCCAAGATGTTTGGCTAGTGCAAAGATTGAAAATATCATCTCATTTACAATCGTAGAAAGATACTGGTAATCTACAATTGGTTTGGTAAATATGGAATATATCGCTTCCGTGAAACTCAATTTGCTGTACATACAGGCAATATCATCCATATATTCGGAGTTAATATCATTACTAGCAGATTCAAGGCTTATTCCTCGAAATCCTGCAAGGTCAAGCAGGCGTATAACCGCATCGCTTAGTTCGTCTGGAAGTGTGTCTTTTACATTTTTTTCAAAGGAACACTTAAATCGCTTTTCTTCTTCCACTAATGTAGGATAGCGATTATAGTCCATTTCAAAACGTGATTTACATTTCTTTCCTAATCTTCCCTTTCTATCCGCTTCCACAACTTCCATAAGCTCTCCAACGATAAGACAAAGGAAGTGTCCATCACTCAATTCTTTATCGTGGAAACCATGATCACAAGCTGTTTTGTAAGCACGATCCCGTAGTTCGTTCAAATTAATATTATTCATAAATTTACTCTCTATCTGTTAATCAATCAGTTTAAATTCATAAACGAAAACATAAGGATTGGATTCCCATGTGCCCTTGCCTGATACTTTATCTATGAGGGCTGAAAAGGCTTCACGGGGTGTATCAAATCCATCGTCTTTGTTTCCCTCAAATTCATAAAATATAGATGGTGGAAACTCATCATCACCCGAATCTTCATATATCCCTTCTTTCAAGCAATCTTCATCGCTAATGTCCTGTAAACGTTCAATCTTGATGTCGGTAATTCGGATATGATGTATCATGAGGTCAGCGCGGACAAACATCTTATTTTTAAATCCTGCCCCACAATACTTTTTGTTAATTGTTGATGAATCTACAAAGAAATCATTAGGGCAATTCCCCACATGAAATATGGTTTCATAGCTTTGCGCAATGGCAACAACTTCACCAACCTTGTAGCGTGGAATAATTTCTCCCGAATCAAATTCCCTTTCATCAGCATCATACATACAAGGATAGCCAACAATCTTTTTATCAGAATGGCATCTGTGTATATTGAATCCAGCAACCCATTCTCCTTTAAAAGTTCTAGGACATTTGATTATTCTTCTCGTCATAGTCTTACGACCGTCCAACACCGCTTGTGTTAATCCAAATTTATCATTGAAAGATATCTTTTTCATATTTATATCAATTTTAATGCTTCCTGTAATCCAGCTTCGAGTGCTTCTTCGTAGGTATTATAACGGACAATAGGTCTGTCAGACAATCCTATCAAGTCATGGGTAGGTATTGTCAGAATGGCATTAATGTACATCTTCACACATACATTTTAGAACGTTAATCCAACACCCACTATCAGTTATCACAAAAGAATCACCGAATACTTTATAATGGTGTTTATTTGTTCATTAATGCCGTTTTTATATTTAATCGAAATACATTACTTTCTTACCTATACATACCTTGAACCTTGAAAGAGATTCACTATATTGTGTAATATTATTGGGATTATATTTGTTAACAAAACATCCAGTACGTTTATGGTATCTGACACAAGCATTTTCAGGAGATTTAGCCAATATTTCTTTCTCATCGCTAAAACTAAAAAGTAAATTATCTCTGTATGATACCTTATACCACTTTACTTGGCTTCTTATCTTTTTAAAATACTTTGCTTTCATTATTCCTCCTTTATTTTAAAATGTTCAATCAGTTCGTTTACGGTAGCCTTGTGAACGGTATCCGTATTGACATCAATATGATAGTAAACCCAATAAGTAGAGAACTTGATTTCAGGACACAGAATCCATTTATCACCATCCGTAAACCATTGGTTCTTGTCTGTATCATCCCTCAATGCAGCGATAGCCAGGAATAGTTCTTCATTCGTTCCGCAATCAATAAGACCATCTATTTCTTTAAGACCATTTGTATCATAATCGTCCAATGAATAAACCGAATTAATTCCAAATACACAAGTAAATAGATTATGCCAACCTAAATATGGATTACAATAATAGCCAAGTTCTTTTAATCTATTTCTAATATTAGCAGTATTCTTGTGTATAAAACACGGTGTTGTAAATCCCATAATTATTCCTCCTTTCCAACTTTAACATATCCGTTTTCAATGCACCAGCACAACATATCATAGGCTGCATCAATAGGCTCTTTACTTTCTGTGATATTTCCGATAGACCTAGTATAAGATTCCACATACAAGCATGTATAGCTATCTGCAAATTTTTTGATGGTCAGCACTTCATTGCCGATGAAACAAGGTAACTTGTCGAGAATATCTGGCAAGGTGTAGATATGGTATAATCCAAGTTCTTGTAAATGTTTCGTCTGATCAAATGACAATACCTGTTTCATTTCTTCTCCTCCTCTGTTTTAATCTCTGTTACTTTACCACGACTGACAAAACACTGACCTATTCCCAAATCTAGTATGGAACAATAGGTATCATCTAAAATATTACAACATTCCCGGTATAAGGAACACTCATTACAAAATCCTTCTGATGATTCATACAGTACCCCGTCAATTATTATTCCGTTATTTATTTCCATACCATTCATTCATTAAGAGTTACACCCAAACATAATACTTTGTCAGACACACCTACATCATCAAATTCAAGCTCTGAATAACTTGTTTCGTATGGATAAGGATATATCCTGCCGTACTTTTTATGCAACTCGATTATTTCTTCATCCGTCAATTTGCGTCTGACACGCATCTCGATTTCGTAATCATCGGAAAGATTCTCAATTATTTTTCTAAGTTGTCCTACGTTCTTTATTTCCATATCTCAATCTCCTTTCTCTTTAATCCGTTCAAGTACATCCTTGTTGGCTTCGAGTATATCATCAAAAGACGGGATGGGCATCCAATAGATGGGTTTACTATTATGGCATACCCACTTCCCGTTCATTACAAAAGCTACTTCGTAATAATATCTGCCCTCGTAATTAGTCCCAACCAAAACACTTTCTAACTCTTCTGGCAACCGTTCCTTAACGCTTATCCAAGGCGATTGCTTGGACTGCCATTCGGCACCTTGAACGAAATTAATCTCTCCAAACTTTGCCAAATCTTTACCAAACAAAGTTCTATCAACTGTCCTATGATTAAATAGGATATTTTCCTTCGCTGCTTCTTTTACTGTCTGTTTCATATCAAAATACTATTTTAAAATCTTTTCCTTTTAACGTAGGAAGCCTGTCGGTAACAAACTTCTCCAATTCCTGTTCGTCTATCGGGAACAATGGGCAATATTGGTATCTGAACGTATGTACAAACCGCCCGTCAAGCATCACATCAAAAACCAGTGTTTTCATATCTTGTTTACTTTTGTCCATAAACTAAACTCGGTATAGAGATATTCCCATTTATCCCTGTAACGGTATTTGTCGTTTGGGTATTTGCAACGGACACAATAATCCGTCTTGTATAAAACTTCGTATATTACTCCCCTGTGTTCAAACAGTTCGTTCTCGTCAAGAGTTCCTACTTCTACCTTCTTCATGACCTTGTACCAATTCTATTACAACATTTTCGAGATTAACATACAAGTTTACTTTAGATACACTTCCATCTTTGTTTATCTTTTTAAACAATGGTTTGATATCGCACAGGTAACTGATATCATAACCCACAATATAGGCATACTGTTTTGTTTCAGGAACGGTGACACCTGTCAAATCATGCAAACTCGTATATACTGATGCAGGGGTGGTGATACAAACCCTGCTTCCGATAGGATACTTCGCATTGGATTCAATGTATTCCTTTTCCAGCTTAATTTTCTGATTCTTCAATTCCCTTATTTTTGAATCAATATCATTTTTCTTTGTCTGAAATTCTTCTTTGTTCATAGCTTTTATATTGTTTTTATGAATGAAACATCCCTATTGTCATTTTTCTTTAAATTATAATATAACTGAATAATGCCTTTTAAAGGTATCCCAAGGAGTTCGGTCTACATAAAGAATACCGTTCCATGTATATTGGGCATAAAACATGGAACTCCATTTAATAAACTTAAACTCCCATATAAACGAAATGATATTGAACGCCAAAAATACTGCAATCTCGAACAGTGTATATATTATACAAGGCAAACACCATATAATCAAATGTATTCTTAAATATTTCATAATTAACATTCAGACAAGACCTGTAACACAATAAGCCATACAATGACAATCATCAATCGTCCAACATATTTCCACATATAGCTTTCATTATCATAGCAAAAACAATTCCAAAAAGCATAAATTCACTCCTTCCTAATATTATTGTCCACCCACCTCATTGCGCCCTTTAGCGCATCAGTTGTAGACCTGTAAAACATATCAACAAAGAGATCCATCCGTTCACCTTTTGAACCTCTCTTTATTATCCGGTACATGAAGTCTTTTTCTCCTGTGACCTCTATTGTACAGCCCTTGTAAAATGTGACATATTTATTTCTCATACGACAAATATATATATTATTGGTTTTCCAACAACTTTTTATTAACTTTTATTAATCGTTTTTCCCAGTCGTTCAGATTATCACCCGCCTTAATCTTCTCCATAACCGAAGCTATATCAAAAGATTTGCATTTTTCATACAGATCACTCATTGTCGTTCCTTGTATGATAACTCCGTTCTTTTCCCCGGAAAAATATCCGTCAACACTCTCTATCACATCCCATTTCCGCCCTTCCATGATGGACTGTTTATTGTTCGTTCCCATTATATTTAGCTATTATATTATTCATTTCCTTGTTTTTGGCTTCGGTGAGCCCTAATTCGGATATGTTTTGAAGCGCAATCGCACATTGTTGGCTGATGTACGAGATTTCATTGGCATCAATATCACGGTTATCGTATATAAACGCTTTCCCTAGCTTGACGGCAAGACCTTGACACACATCCCCGGCAACTTTTTCGGCCGCTATAATGTTAAAACAAATAATTTGCTTAATACTTATTTGCTTGATCGTTCCCATATTGTTTCGTTTTAAGTTAGTAATTTGCTCCGCCCGTGGAACTTGCACCACTTGCAAGGCGTTGAACCTTTGGCGGATAATTCGGCTTAAAAACCGTTGTTTCCGGTCAGCTCCTTACCTACTCCAACAGCTAACCAAATCATAATGCAAATCATGAACATATTATTTCCTCCTTTATTTAAATGTTCGTTTTTAATATCCTTTTTCCACAATCCCGGCAGCCGTATTACTGCCGGGGTGTCATAAGATGATATGTTGGCAAAAAACCCAACGTGCGTCTATGCTAACATGTGGCAATATATCCTTAATTTATCCGGTTATTAATTCGCCGTTTTGACCTATCCAAAGCATTGCGTCTTGTCCGTTCCAGGAAAAATCAAATGCTTTATTTACTGGGTTGTATATACCTTCTAAAACAGTCCCTTCTTTTAAACCTCGTATTTCAGCTAGACACCAATATCCAAAATCGGTCGTAACTTTAACTATTGCTTTAGCTTTTATTGTTTGCATGATGTTTTGATTTTAATTAAATGATACTTACAAGTTTTTCAAATGAATATACCCCACGAAGTTTTCCTAATTCTTCTTTATGACGCAATATAACACGCCATTGGTGAACCGCATTGCTATTCATATCCATTTCTGGGTAGCTCTCTTTATCTCCTTTGAACTCCATCAGTTTAACGCAATAGTTATCGAACAGCGTTTGCGCCTGATCGTCCGTAGCAAGTAATTTTATATTACTTTCCATAATTATTTTTGTTTTTAAGTTAGTATTTGTTCCCGGTAGCGGTGGCGATCCGCTTGTTGTTCTCCACGCCGGGATAGTTGGTTATTTAAATACATGATCAATGAATACCGTATTCGTTTGCCATTGCCCTCTATGTTTAAAAACAAAATATCCGCGTATGGTTGCCGTTTCTTTCATCTCGTTTGCAAAGTCATAGGCCGCTTGTTGATTTTTGCCAAACTCCTTATTTATTGATCCGCTGTTATTGCTCACCCTGTAACGTAGCTTTGCAGGGGCTTTTGTTTTGTCTGTAATAATATTCATATTTTTTCGTTTATTTTCGTTTTTAAGTCAAAAATTGCTCCCGGTAACAGTGTCGCTCTGTTTGTTGTTCTCCATACCGGGAAAATATTTCACATTATTTCCGCTTTATCTTAACTCTCTGAATGAAACAGTTTCAAAATCGCTCTTAATGACCTCTATCTGTATAGGCTTAATAAATCGGTCTAATTCCTTGCGTATCTCTCTCATTTGTTCAAACGGTACGGTTACAAATGTTATCTAATATTATTATATATTTTTGTAAAATTCACAATATAGACCATACAGGTCTATAATATCTGAATCGGTTAGTATTCTCCTTAAAACTCTAATTACTTTAATCACTTTCATTATTCGTTCAAATATGATTTAGGAAGCAAAGGGAAAACTCTTAACACTTCATCAAAACGCACGTTCCCAAACTTTTCGATATATACTGAAAAATAACGTTCACTCCGCCTACGATCAATAGTTATGCAGCTAGGTACGTCCTTTCGATTTAACGTTTTATAGTCGTTTGCGTGCTCTCTTACAAACTTAATCAATTCGGGTGTATTTATGTACATTTTGATTATGTTTTGTGTCCTGGTGCCGTTATAATACGCTCGTTTAACCTGTTTTTCGGGTAACTTGTGCCCGTCATAGCTTTTCCAAAACTTGATATTTTCCCTGATAAAATCCAATGTATTAATACTTCTACTAGCTTTAAACGTTCCTATCTTAATACTTTCGTTTTCAAGGATAGAATATAATTCTTTTTGTAAATTTTGTTTTCTCATTGTAATAATATTTATTTATGTTTATAATCTCCAGCATAATCGTGCCATATTCTATAATCGTAATTATATTTAGTCGCTTTACGTTTTATAGAACGACTGTAAGTAGGAGAACCGTCAAGTATATAGCTTAATTCTCTCTTTAAAACCGCTCCGATTAGCGGATAAACATCTAAATAATTGCCATCACATTTACTAGGGTCTATTACTTCGTTCTCTAGGGCACGTTCTAAAGCCTTATCCATTGCAGATATAACACTTTCTTTGATAAAATTGTACTTTTCGATAAATTCTTGTTTTTCCATAATACTATTCATTTAGATAATTCGTTTAACACTTCATCAAGTTTTGGCAATACCCACGATTTTAGGTATAATTCCAATCTTTCCCTAACATAGTTTGCTATTCCTTCGTCAAACGTAGGGCAATAGCCTGGAATTATCGGTTTCTGAAAACTTCCTATACGATTTTCTACTATATTGTTTATCCTGGTAATTGCTTCCTGTAATTGGTCTTTAGCGTATTTCTTTTTCATAGGTCATTGTAACGGCTTAATTGTTCCCGAATAAATTGAATATGTGTTTCTTGTTCATTCAACGGCAAAGAATAAAATTCGTTTTCGCTTATAATCTTACATTTGTTGTCTTTGCAATATCTTTTAAAATCTTTTTCCGTGCCGTTCCCAAAACTAAACGCTAGTTTAATTTTTTCATTACACCAAACGGAGTAGCCTCCATCCTTTATCGCTTCATTGATTGAATTGTACGGGCGGCCTGATAAACCACCGCTAAAACTGTCAATGGTAAATTGTATCATAATTATATTGTTTTTTGATTGATTAATAGGTGAGTTCCGCCAATACACCAACATTATATACGGGTAACTGTTTTGCGTACCTGGTACGACCGTCTAGGGGTGTTTCCGTGATGGTTAGCTCTAGTAATTCGTGTATCGGTGTATTCCAGATAGATTTTTCTAGGGCTTCTATTTCCTTGTATCGTTTTGATCCTATTTGTATTCCGTTCGGACCGTGATAGAATTGTTTAAAAAAACGGGTGATCCTTGTGTCTGCATATTAAATGGTAGCCTATATGCTTATATGTTATATCCTTTACTGTTTTTGAAGCCGATTTACAAATATATTGGTTACCTGTTTTGCTGTTTTTTACTGTTACTAGTATCATAATGTTTTTGTTTTTATGGGTGATATATCGGTATTGTTTTAAATCTTTTAATATAGGGCTTTATTTTACCCTCTATTGGCGTTTTGAATGAAGTATTGCACACTATCAAGGATATATTTAGCATGTTCCCGGGCTGCTTCCTGTTTTTCCTGTTTTGTGGGTGTTATTCCGTCATACTTGTATAACAGTTTGGCGGCTTCCCTGATTATGGTTTTCATTGTGCTACAATTTGCAAGGTGTTCTACCTGTGGCTGCACACCCTTGTTTATTTTTTTTATTATACAGTTTTGCAGCCATAATGTTATATTATATATCTCACTTGTATTACGTATATACATTGCAAGTAAATTGGGTACGTCGTTTCTTCTTTCCATAATGTTACGTTTTTAATTGTTATTGTATTGTTTCTGTTTTTCGATATAATCAGTTACCCGTATTGATAGATACAGGCAACCTAATAGTATTAATATCTCAATCATGGTGTATGATGTTTAATATATATTCGTTTAAATCGTGTTCTGAGTAGTCCATGTAATTAGGTTCCGTGTGTCCGTTTTCAAAAAACCACTCCATTACAGTATCATATAGATCATTGCTTAATCCGTTTTCGTCAATATATTCCTGTGTGGCTTCTGTTATCATATTATACTCCATTTCAGTATAATATTGTCCTAAATTGTCAAAGCCAAATAAATCTCCATTCTCCATAAAGTAGTACAGGTCTTTTGCTGGTTCTCCAAACAAAAGCGCGTTTTCACCATTCCAAGAAGTGATTTCACACACTATATTTTCGGGGTAATATTCTTTAAAGTAAGATATTATAACCTTGTCTAAAAATGATCCGCCGTAATCGGTGTACGCGAAATAAAGGTATATATCGCTATGTTTGTTTTTTGCTACTTGTACTAAACTTTCGGAAGCTATGTATGTATATTTTCTTGAAAAATCTACTAGGTTGTTATTGTTCGTTCCCATATCTTTAATTGTTTTAAATTATTACTTTTGATTTTTCCAAACTCTATAGTCATTATCACTTTCAAAACACATATAACCGCCAAAAACCTTAACAATATGTGCGGGGGTAAACGGGCAATTTTTAATTGCCCGGTACCGTGTACTAACTTGTGCAAAATACGTTCTCATTCCTCTTTCTCCTTCTCCACTTCGTCCAATACTTCAGAAATTGCTTGCCCTAACAGATAACAGCGTATTGTAACGTCGCACGCTTCTGCACCTTTCTCTAAATAGCTCATATCGCACCCGAACTCCGTTAACGCTTCCCCTAACAACTCCAAATTGTGACACAGGTATTCTTCAGCCGTCCACGCGTTAAATGTGTAAGATCCTGATGCGTTCCCCGTTACGCTATCACATGTAAACAGTGTATCATTAAGATCTTGTTTCACTTCGTCCCGGTTTTCGGAGGTTACTACTATATTGTTTTCGTTTATATAATTCAAAACGTCCTCTTTAACCGCTCTTAAATAATCGTATCTTTCCATAATTGTAATATTTAATTGTTAATAATTATTTCCCATGTCCCGCGCGTAACTCTACAGTAAGTTTGTATTTTTTACTCATATCTTCCAATTATATAGGGTTGTGACATTGGTACATATTCTATACCGTTTATTTCGTATATTGGCAAGTAATTACACCAATTCCCTATACCGTTATTATAGAAGCCTTTAAAAACAAAATCAGATGGAGAGGCGTTTTGTATAACCTCTATATCTTTAGCACGATATATATTTTTTTCAACAAAAGACCTTATCCAGTCTAGTTCCTTCGCGCCTTGTTCCTTTGTTAACGGTATACCGTATCCGTTCCCAACACGATCCATCCAATTGTAATTAATAACATTACGCCGCAAGTCGTTTGAGCGTTTTTTTAATGTCTGTATCTGATCTTCTGTTATTACGCCGCTTTGTTTAATTTCTTTTAACAAAGGTTCTTTACCCAGATCGTCTACCACGCTATCAAACACTTGCCATATATTACACCATCCCATACCAGACACGATTAAAAACTGCATACCACTTATAACCAATGTGTAATACTTGCTTGTATCGTCAAAGTTAATGTGGTACTCGGTGTATTCATTAATTGCTGCAATATGTGTTTCGTATTGCTTTATCTTAAACAGGTTACGAGGTTGATGAAATGATAAGTATTCGATTTTTTTACTATCCGATTGAATTTCCGTATTGTAATACCACCGACTAGCGTATATACACCCGTTAACCGTACCCTTTAAATTGGTGCGTTTTCCTGTTTCAAAATTACCGATATGCAGCAATGTTGTATTACTGTTAATCATGTTTTTAACGGCTTTCTGTGAGATTTTCTTTGCTTCCATATATATAATGTTTTCAATTAACTAATTGTACTCTGTATCTATACGGGCTTGTAACCGTTACCAACCAACCAACCACACCATATCAATCAGGCTTAGAGATGGTAGCTACATTACAATATGCGCGTATCGTATGTTTTTACGGCTTATTTATACGTTCCGTACATAACGGACAAGTATTAAGGCTTATGTATAGGATACATATACGCACACACATTATATTATATTAGGGATGTTAATCACATATCGCACTAAGTTACTATCTCCATTATCAAGTAAAACTCGTGCCTCTGCATCGTGGCTAACAATACCGCTGTTTATATTCCGCTTATTCCCTGGTTTGCGGATCTGTACTATACTGTCACTATAGCAAGCTGTTTCAATACGTCATATAGCGCTTTGTCCTTACGACACTGCAAACATACAGCGTTTTTGATTAGTTTGTATATTTTGTTAACATTCATTATAAATTAAGCCCGTTTTTTCCAAAATTAATACAGTTTATATACATATTTTAAATTAATATTGCATAATATTAATAGATCCGACCATGCAAGACCTATTTTAGCTTAATATTATGTTTAATTTCAAGATTTTTCAATGTTAATTTGTGTTAAATCTGTTTGTAAGTGTCTGATAATCAAGGAATTACGAAATCTTCGTAGATGTCCTTGTAAAGATACTTTATTTGTAAAGATTTCGAAATTCGATTGTCGTAGAAAAGAATTTATTTTTATTTACAAACGTTGAAAAACGGGATAGATAAACGTACGTAACTACCTGTAAATCAGTGGCATACCCCCTTTTTTAGAGTTTTCTATGTGGGTGTGTCGCTCCCGATAAATTTTTTTCTGAAAAATTTTTTTTCTCCAAATTTTGCTCGGATGGCTGATTTTGCGTTTTGGAGGTGTATTTTCGGTAGTTTTCAACAAAATCGGATAAATCTTTACATAAAAAGTTACGAAAATCGTAGGTTTTTTGGTGTGTTTCGTAGGTGTGGTTGCATTTTTTATGTCTTTTTTTGCAGTATAAGTTATTGGTTTACAGTATTCTTCGTTGATTTCGTCGTTTTGATATGTATCTATACTAAATTACGTATGCAGTTTTGGTGTCTGTTGTGTATGTGTCGTATATGTGATGTACGTGTATATGTATTGTAATAGAGCATGTAAGGTGTACGTGTATGTATATTTTGTATATATATATTACTTTTAACATTTAATATGCAAATTAATAGAGAGTAAATTTTCAAAGATTTACGATTCAATTTTTTTTTACACGACTAAATAGCTTGTTTTCAGTCATTTAACCACTAATTTTTGCTAGTTTTTTGACAAGTGTTGAAAAACGAAGAGTTTACGAAGTCTACGAAAAATCAACGAATTTCGTAGGTTTTTTACGAATTTCCCCGAATCAATTAGTTGCATATGCAACTATCAGTGTTGAGATTTTTTATTTTATGTTAAATTAAGTCAATTTTACATTTCTTAACGTAGAAAATAATAAGTAGATAAAAAATTATAGTTAAATCATTTTAACTAAAATGAGAAAAATTATTACAAAAGTAAAAAATAACAACAATCAATATTTTTTACTTTTGCTATTCAAATCATAATGTGGACGTAAAAGTAAAAAATCTTGTGTAAAGAAAGATAAACTATCTTCCTTGACACGCATTTGTTAACCACGTAAACATTTGCGGTTAATTAATTTAACTATTTGTTTTCGTATTGTTTTTTGCGCTATATTTGCAGGTGAAATCAGATAAAATGTGTGTGTAAAGATGGAAGAAGAAATAGAGATTAAACTTAGGTTGCCCGAATCAAGGCGTGTCGTATGCCTGTCCGATGCAATGCCCGACAGGGAACGTTGGTACAAGGGAATGAGGGTTCAGACACGGCTGTTCGGGTGGGTTACGCTCGTCAGCTTCAGGGACCGTCACTGCTGTCTTAAACTTGACGAGCCTCTGGAGGACGGAACAAAGGCTGTGTTCGTGTCGGAAGCGTCATTCATCAAGCGTGTGCCCGTACCTTTAACTGCAAAGTCTATGGCTGCACAGGTCGCTGGTGTCAGCGTGGAGGGTGAGGTGCTGGAGTACGAGAGGAAGATGAAGAGAAAATGGGAGAAGGAGAGGAAGCATATAGCGGAGATATGTGCAAGGTACGGGTATGTGCTTCCTTCCGAGTGGAAACGGTCGTTAAGGAGATTTGCTTCGTGGTGTGAGGGCCAGGTAAGGCAGTACGGTCATATCGTGGATGCCGACTATCTTATGCGGCATGACACGTCCGTTGTGGGCGGAAGGAGCGTGGATGATCTAAGGTTCGTGCCAGATGTGGATATGGTGGATGGGACCGGGGCGAACGGGAAGCCTTCCGCCGCTCGCGTTTCACGGTGCGCGCTCATGCCGGGAAGCATCGTCACCGCCATACGCAATGCAGGGAGCGAGATGGACAAGTCGGTGTCGTTGTGGCGGAACAGCTACTTCGTGAAGATGAGGCGTTTCGGGTACACGTTCAATACCTGCTGTGACGGTGCAAAGACACGTGACGATGCGTTCACATGGTTCAAGGACATTACCATACAGTACATGGCTTACCTTATAGAGTATTACGGGATAAGACGTGATTCCATCGTGTGCAGGAAACTGGAGCACATCTCGGACGTGTACTCTTCCCTTGACGATATGGACGCACGCCCTGACATATCAACGGACGATTATGACCTGTATCCCGTTGTAATGTTCGGGAAGGTTGTGGACCGGGAGAAATCGGTAGAATCGGTAGAGAAAGGAGGGGAAAATGACTGTCGCTGAATCTGCAAAGGCTTCTTATGAATACATCCTTGATTCCGTTATGGGAAAGCTGGCGGACAAGGGTGGTGGTCGCGGTTTCCGTAAAGCCAGGGATGAAGGCGAGTGGAAGCGTTCCATATCCGCTATGGTCGAGATGGATATAGCCGATGCGTGCAGGGAATGCAATTTCAGACGTCACAGGAGCGGTTCCATCATGGCTTTTGACGGTAAGATATTCGTTCCCATGATGAAGGAGGATCTGATGCGCCTGTGTATGGATTTGTGCCGCATAAACGGTCTTAGCGAACTGTACATGACCGATACGAGCGAGCGTTTCTACCGTACCATCGTAAAGAACGTGACGCATGAGATATTCAATCCCAAGCGTAACTTCATCACGTTTGACAATTGTGTCCTTGACACGGAAACGATGGAAACGTTCGATTTCTCTCCTATGATAGAATCGTGCATACGTATCAATATCAATTATGACCCGTTGGCGCGCAGCCCGTTGTGGGAGAAGTTCCTGGACGATGTGATTCCTGTGAAGGACACACAGGATGCCTTGCAGGAGTTTGTGGGGTGTGCCTTTGTTGACAGGAAGAAGATCAAGATGGAGAAGATGTGTTACCTTCTCGGTTGTGGTAGTAACGGTAAGTCGGTGTTCTTTGACGCTGTTGTCAATGCCCTGGGGAAAGACAATGTGTCGTATATGGAGATGGCTGACCTGTCGGGTGACAAGTCTACTTGCGAGTACAATATAGCTATGATAAACGGCAAGCTGCTCAACTACGCTTCCGAGATGGGTGGGAAGGATGTGAGCGGTGGAAAATACAAGAAGTTCATATCCGGTGAGCCTACTATGGCACGCCTTCCGTTCGGTGAGCCTTTCCTTGCCGACATGATGCCGCCTTTCATGGCCAATCTTAACAAGATGCCTTCTGTTTCGGACCAGACTTACGGTCATTTCAGACGCTCCCTTGTCATTCCGTTTTATCGTGTGTTCAAGGAATCGGAGCAAGACAGGTCGCTTCCGTTGAAGCTGTCAAAGGAATCGGCTGCCATTATCAACTGGATAATAGAGGGTGCAAGACGGTTTGTGAAGAACAAGGGTGAGTTTACGAGAAGTTATACGATAGAATCCGTTACGGAGAACGCAAGACGTGATTCCAACAGTGTCCTGTCGTATCTTTACGATTCGGGGTATGATGCTGATGGGGGAATTGAACTTGAGGCTATCCGTGACCGTGACCTGTATGTGAAATACAGTGCATATTGTATTGACTGTGGCGTTAGACCTTACAGTAAGAGAAAGATGGTTGACATGATACGCCAGGAAGGATATTCAGTCACTTCCGCATGGGATGAGAACAGGAACAGAATGTTCCAGGTTGTCCTAAGACGTAAGTACAATCCTGACGAATATCTTCTCCAACAGGCTGATGATATAATGAAGGAGGATTTGCCGTTTTAAATTGGCATTTATTATATTTGTACCCACAATTATAAAGTAATTTTATGTATAAAAGAACTATTGATAACAGATGGAGTTTCAAAGGCTCAAATACAAAGGAATACACTCATTGTTATCACACATATCCGGCAATGATGATTCCACAAATAGCAAGAACTTTAATTGAAGAATACATTCCCCAAGAAGGTGCTAAACTAATTCTTGATCCATATATGGGTAGTGGAACCTCACTGGTAGAAGCATCAATTAAAGGGATAGATGTAATAGGAACAGATATTAACCCGTTAGCAAGACTAATAAGCAAAGTAAAGACCACACATTATAAAGAGAAAGATATACAATACAACTTTAGTGTTATACAATCTTACTTATCTGAATATAAAGAAGAACTTGTAGAAAAAAAATGCTTTGATAATATTTCAAATTATAGCTATTGGTATTCAGAAGATAGTCTTATGAGATTATCGTATTTATCACAGATTATAAATAATCATATACCTAAAGAACTTAAAGACTTTTTCAACACTGTTTTATCTGAGGTTGTGAGAGAAGTATCTTTTACAAGAAACGGAGAGTTCAAACGTTTCAGAATGCCAGAAGAAAAGATAAAAACATTTAAGCCAGACGTGTTTAGGCTATTTGAAGAAAAAACAGTAAGAAATATTAAAGGGCTTATTCAATTCAATAACGCAAACAAAGATAGTAAAGTAGGGATTTATGATTTCAACAGTAGTATATGTATTCCAGAGGAAATTATAAAGCCTGAAACAGTTGATATGGTAGTAACTTCTCCACCTTATGGAGATAGTAAAACAACCGTTGCATACGGCCAATTTTCAAGATGGGCAAATGAATGGTTTGGCTTTGAAAACGCTAAAAACCTTGACTGCATTTTAATGGGTGGGAAAAAGCAAACAGAAGAATCATTCACAACAATTTGTATAAGAGATGCCTTAGATAAAATAAAATCTTATGATATCAATAGATATTATGACGTCATTTCTTTCTTAAATGATTATTCTAAATCTATATCAAATGTTGCCAAAGTAATAATGCCAGGAGGAATTGTTTGCTATGTAGTAGGGAATAGAACTGTAAAAGGCATACAAATACATCTTGATTTCTTTACTGCTGAAATGTTTGAAAAAAATGGATTCAAACATATAAATACTTTAGTAAGAGAAATACCAAACAAAAGAATGCCTTCTAAAGCAAGCCCAACAAATGAAAGTGGGAATAAGGTAAGCACGATGTGCAACGAATATATAGTTATATTGGAAAAGATAAAATAATCTTTATAGGCTTATTTTATTTTCTCTAAACATTATTTAACCGTTATTGTTTTTACCATATTACTTTAATATGTATTTTTGCTGAAAAATTTTATTGTGTATGGATAATAAAGAGATTGTTTTATTTGATAGAAGTATTCGTGTTACTTCTGATTGGTATGTATGTGTGTCTGATGCCCAGTGTGCGATAAATGAATCCCGTAACAGGACTGGTTTGAAAAGGTATAATTTCAGCCAGTGGTTAAAGACGCTTTACGTGAGTGACATGGTTTGCAGTATTAATGAGAGCGGCAAGGATGCTTTTAAGGTTGAGTTTGACAATGATTCGGGTAAGATAGAGCAGTATTGTCATTTTGGTGTGTTTGTTAATATGATTTTGTCGGCAAGCCCTGTTAGTGGTGTGTTTGACAATGAGGATTGGTTTAATGATTACGTTTGTGATGTATATTCCATTGACGGTCATGTTTATGAACACGCCAAGATACTTGCCGTTGGCGGTTTGTGGCGTTATACGACAAAGAATGCCAGGTTCAGTGATGATATCCGTATGATGGATGATATCATGTATTCCGTTCCCGATGGTGACAAGGATGCCGTGTATAGCCTGTTCTTTGATTTGCTAGGTACGTTTTATTACAATTGGGAGTTTGCGTTGCGTTATGCGAAGAAACTTCTTTTAGGGGATGTGGAGGAATGATTATGAGGTGTTTTGTTCGTTTTGTCATGTTTCTCATATACGTTGACATTGTATTTGTTCTTCTTGTGTTTATGGTTCCTGCCGAAATGGTGTACCGATGGACGAGCGGTCGTAAGCCTAATGGATATATTTCATGCCTTTCTGATTTTCTGGGATACCCTGATGGTTATCGTTATACGTTGAGCGATTTCTTCAGGGATTTGAAACAGGGATGGCGTAATTTTAAGTAGTGACATGGCTAGTATTGATTATGATTATATTTTTTCCAATCTTGACACTGTGCTTGGTCTTCCTCTCAGGCGTAGGGGAAAACGGTGGACTTTACCTGCTAGGATAAATCTGGAGAGCCATAGCAGGAAGGACAAGCTGGTTTTCTATATGAACAAGTCAGGCAGTATCACCGTTACCGAGCAGGGAGGTGATTCTGTCAACCTGTTTGACTTTCTCGTGTCTTATCTTCCCGGTTGCAGTAGTGCTTCTGATGCTTTTAGGATTCTGTCAAGCCCGGACGGTTGCAGGATGAGTTTAAAGGATTTCTACGAGAGGGAGTATGATTCTGGGAAGCAGGAATCAAGGTTTGTTGATATGAAGTATGTTGACAGGCTTAGCGATGCCGGGCATTGGAAGGGTAATAACCTGTACGAGTACCTTTCAGGCGTTTTCGGTGTTGATTCCGTGAATGATGTATTTTCAAGGTATAAGGTAGGATGTCTTGGAAGGGAATCCGCTGTGTTCTGGTATTCCGATAAGGATGGTAACGTATGTCATGATAACAGGATAAGATATGGGGTGAACGGTCACAGGAAGAAGGAAACCCATGCTTTCAGGAAGTTTACTACGGGCGAAGGGTTTACCCATCGTGGCTTTTTTAAGCCTTTTTTAGGGGAGTATTGCAGCGATGCGATAACTTGTATGGTTGAATCGGAGAAAACTGCCATAATAGCTTCTATGGCTTTTGGCAACGGTTTTATATGGACTGCTTGTGGCGGAATGAACCAGCTTGGGAATAAATTGCCAAAAAATGTTATTTTGTTCCCCGACTTTGATAATAAAGCTATATCTTTGTGGGGTGACAAAGGACGTGTGGCGAGATGGTGGGAATATCCTAGCCTGTCTTTTGGATTGAAGCATAACGATGATATCGGAGATGCTGTTATTAATAATTTGAATAGTATTAACATTAAACAATTTAGAGAATGGATGTTCAAGTAGGAATTGATTTTAAGGAAAACCTTCTTTCCTTGCGTAATTATATCTCTTTGGGATTTAGTTGTGACGATATTGATTTTAAGAACGCGGCTATTGCTTCCATTGACAGAATGATGGAAGAAGTATTGGATGAGCATGATGTGAATTTCTTTGACGCATTGCAGAATGTGATTGACAACCTTGATGAGATTAATACGGTAGATGATGTTCACGGTATTTGCTGTGAATTTTATCATGTGATGGATGAGAACGAGCGTGTCATGCACCGTGAGTTCTTTGAAAAACTGAAAAAATATCGTGAAAGCAAGATTGAACGTATTGTTCCTTTGAAGGAAAAAGACTGCATTGTCATGGGTAATAAGTATGTTGAATTAGGTAGCGGCAAAGAGTGTGTCGTTGACAGTATTATCCACATGCTTAGTGAGAATGACCGAATGATTAAAGATGCTGTTTTGTATGTAGACCATCTTGGTAAGAGAATATCGTGCTCTATTGATGAGTTTAGGAAAAAGTTCGGGGTGAGGAAATAAGGCGTGTTATGGCTAATAAAGGAGAGATAAGGATTGACGGTAAGGTGATGGGAAAGGATTACGGTAAGTATTTCTATTCTCCACGTGGTAATATGTGGGCTGTCACCTTGTGTACGTATGACTGTGATGATGGTCGTATGTTTGAAAAAATAGAGTTGTATAGAACGAAGGATCAGGCTAGGGAGGCTGCATTTCGGTTAAATACGGATGAAAGAAATGGGTAAGACAGATGCAAGTGTAATAAAACTACCTGAGGGGTATTCATTGAAGAAGATTGATGAGCGCACTTATGAACTAGTCAAGATTGACGATTTCAAGAAAGGAGATTTCCTGTTTGCTAAAAGCAGGACAGGAGATTTAATAGATTATGTATTTATTAATACTGGTGGTTTGAAAGCTAATTTCTTATATAAGGACAAGAATGTTCTTATCTGTAATTTAGAGTTTAACTTTTCTAACAACTATGATATATCAAAGGCTACTCTCGAACAGATTGCTGCCATGAGAAGGCTTTTATCCGAGAATAATTTTACTATTGTTGATGGTGAAGTTGTTCCCATTACAGATCCTGTTGTCGGCTTTGTTATTGTTAATGATGTGATTTATCCTGCAAGCAAGATTTACAGAAGCAGGGAATGCGCTATGTATGATTTAAAGAGAAAAGGAAATAAAAAATGAATCAAGTAAAATTTGTAAAATTAAGACGGGATGCAGTTCTTCCCGAAAAAAAAACTGATGGTGCTGCCGGGTATGATTTGTATGTTCCTGACAACACGTTGATAAGAAAAGGTCGTAATCTGATTAAACTTGGTATAGCCATTCAGATGCCATCAAATATGAAGGCTATTATCAAGCCGAGAAGTGGATTTTCCCTGAAAGGTATTATTGGCGTTGACGGGAAGTATCATGACGCAGATGTGTTGGATGGTGTTATTGATTGTGACTATACAGGTTGTATCGGTGTTATAGTGAAGAGTTTTGAGAAAGAGCCTTTCTATATTGCCGCCAAGGAGCGAATTGCTCAGCTTCTTTTCAGTAATTATATTGAGGTTGAATTTGTTGAGGTTGAAAGCCTTGATTCAACGGATAGGGGTGATGGAGGTTTTGGTTCTACAAATAATTTAGGCAAATGAGAAAGAAATTTTTATTATTTTTATCTATTTTTTCAATAGTATTATTGGGGTTGTGTAGTTGTTCCAATGATAAGGATGATGAATACAAGGATGCTATTATCGGTACATGGGAACTTGTTCAGGTAAAAGTGGATGGTAGATGGTATCCAATGATAAGACCTACTTACGCTAAGTTTAATCAGGATGGTACTTATGTAGGAAGGGGCTATTTTGGGAATGGTTACGGTACTTATGATATATCTGGTAAAACCATTACATGTTATGTTGATGGAAATGAGTACGTAAGATACGAGGTTGTTGAACTTATGTCCAATACATGTACGTTGAAGATGATGATGGGAGGTGACAGTATGGATATTAAATGCGAAAAGAGATGAAAACAAAAAAGATAAACAAGATTTATGACAAGGGTTATGATAGTGTATTGAACAAGTATTTTATCTTAGCCATGTTTGTTGAGTTTGGTGAAACTAAGTATGACCGTATCTTCTTTTCTGATAAGAAGGATGCGGATAACATAAAAGTTGGTGATTTGTTATGATTGGAGTTACGTTGAACAGCAAGGTTAAAATTATAAACCGTGATAAATACATTTCACTTCACGGTGAAGATTCTGTAAGCAAGTCAAATGTGTTCGGTAAATTTGTCACTGTTGAATACTGTTTTGAGAATGGTGAAAAGTTTCTTTGCGCGGATGACCAAGGTAAAGAGTATATTCTTTTCTCGGATTGTATTGCTTATGTTGATCATGTTAAGGAGAGAAGCATCCTTGATGAAGCAAAGGATATCCGTAGCAACAGCAGGCAGTCTGACTATGGTGATGCTGTAGCCAATTTTGAAAACATTTCCAAGATGGCTTCTTTGATTACTGGAAAGGAATTATCTCCTTATGACTGTGTTGCTGTACAGATAGCTGTAAAGCTATGCAGACAGGGATTCCATAAAAAGCGTGACAATATGGTTGACTTGGCTGGCTACGCTGATATAATGCAATTAATCGTAGATAAGGATAATGTGAAAAATGGGAAAAAAGGCTGACAACGCTTTGGTTTTTAGGAGAGTTCTAGCGGCAAGCGGACTCTCCGATACTGATGTTAACAGGAAAAGCAGAAAACATGATATTGTTATGAACCGTGCTCTTGTGTGCTGTGTCATGCGTGATATGGGTTTAAGTATGTCTGAAATTTCTGATTTTCTATGTATTGACAGGAGTAGCATATACAATCTTTTTAAATATTCTTCTGAGCTTGACGAGAGGGTAAGGGAGATAAAGTCTAGGATAAAGGAGGAAAGATAATGGGTTTGAATAAAGGATGGGGTAAACTTCCCCTTAGTAACAATCTTCTTATTGACGATGAAAAACAGAAGAAGATTGATATAGCAAAGCATATTGATGATGCGAATGAGATGGAGTTATGGGCTGCGTCCGCTTATGTCATAGATACCAATCCTGTCTTGTTTTACAGAGCTACACACGTTGTTGACGAGGGTATGTCAGAGCGTTCTTTGCTTATGAAAGCCAAGCAATGGGTTAATTCTCCAAGGATAACCCAGATTGTCAATTATGCCAAATCTTCCATGCTTGCTTCCGATTATGTGACACCATCCATGAGGCGTGTATTGGAAGGTGAGAATAAGGAAAAGACAAAGACTTTGATAAACAAGGATAACCTTGAATTTGAAGATGCGATAAGCCTTATAGAAAGTTTCCTAAAGCGTTCTGATATAGATACTGCTGATTTTAAGGATGTGAAAGGTGCGCTTGATATGCTTGCAAAGTTCAAAGGATGGCTTTCTGACGATGATGCTAGTGAGGATTTTTATGACAAGACAACTATAGCGTTTTTCCCATACGATTGCGACAAGTGTGTCCGTGCCAAGGCAGGGTTATGCAACAAGTGTGTATATCATCGTGAATCAACAGGTGATCTTAGTGATGATGAACGTAAATGGATAAAGGAAAACGATACATGGAAAGGGTAGTCTATGTCAGTAAGGAAAACCACTAATTTGACGGTAAGGAATAAGGAAAGGGAAAGGCGTGTAAAGGAAATAGAGGAAGAGGGAGTATTTGATTATTTCCATAAATTTACTCCTGTTCAGTTGTACAAGTACCTTTCACCTCTATGTAGTATTGATGCGTTACGGGTATTACGTTTGTGCGTATTATCCGCACAGAGGGGAGATAATATGATAACGTTGAAGTTTATAAGGAGGCAACTGAAATACAAACCTAGGCGTTCTGTTTTTGATTCATTGATAAATGCCGGATTGATAGTAGAACCAGTTCCTAATGTTTTTTCCTGTACGGTGAAGGTGAATGAGTATTCTCATATATTGAGCATGATGCGTATTGATGATAATGCTCCCGATGTCGTAGATGTGAATGATTTAAATTGTTACAAAGTTGTAGCAGAGGATAATATTAGTTACCGTGTCGTTAGCAAACGGGGAAGTGTTATAAAGAGTTTCACTGACAAGAGTGAAGCAAGCAATTATCTTGACGAACTGTATTTCCCTAAAGGTGAAGATGGTGACGTGGAAGCATTGTCGAAAGAGGAAGAGGAAGAATTAACCATTTAGTTAACTATTTTTAGTATTGTTTTCTGTGTTAGTTTATTTTTTAATATTACTTTTGTCGCATGAGATATTGCTATGATAAAGAACGGTATGATTATCTTGTCAACGAGATTTTTAAATGTGGCAAGATACTTAAAGAGAACACAACTAACGGTAAGGAAGTTAGTTGGAAGGTTTTCTGGATAAGGGTGGACGCTCACAAAAGAAGGCTGTCCGCTATGAGAGAATTGGATAAGATTAAGGAAGAAAAATATAAAAAATAAAAAAATGGATTTAGTATTAAATTGTAAAGTAAAGAAAGTAGGTCAGTTACAGACTGGTACAAGTAAGGCAGGTAATCCTTGGCAGAAGAGAAATTTTCTCGTTGAGGAAATTGGTGCTACATATACCAAAGAAGTGTATTTTTATGTAATGGGAAACCTGTGTGATCTTCAATTGAAAGAGGGTGATACTATTACTGCCCATCTTGAAATCAGAGCAAGAGAATACCAGGGTAAATATTACAATGAAGTTGGGTGCTTTAAGATAGATATGCCGCAACCAGCACCTGCGCCTGCACCTGCACCTGTTCAGCCTGAAAGACGGGATGATTTACCCTTTTAAAATTGCAATGCTTTCTGAAATGTGTGATTTTTACTTGTATTGATTAATTTCTTGTTTTTGTTTGCGGATGGAGGTTTATCTTTTTTGCCATATTTCGGGTTTTCCTCCATCCGATTTTATTTTTAGTTTAGAATGAAACGAATAAAGAGTGAATATCCTTTAGCTGATATATTTAATTTTGTGTTGGGTAAGTTATCCGTTTTGGAATCTATTTCTAAGCCTGTAACTTTCTCTTCCCGTGATAATGCTTTACCTGCATTGTATTATGATGTTGTTTTGTATGAAAAGTATTTGAATGATACAATGTCTAAACTTATGGGGTGGATTGATACTATCAATCAATACAAGTCTGTTGGCTATGATCATTTTAAGTTTGTTGAGATGAAAACAAACGAGTATAAAGAAACATGGACTTTTGATTCGGAAGATGATATTCCATATTTTTCTTTTAAAAGTTGTTTGGTGTGTGAAGATTATAGGGATATCGTCTTGGATTGCTCTGATGATGATATTACAAGCATGATGAGTGCAGTTAGTCTTATGAGCCGTTTTGATGTATGTGAGTTCTTCAAAATTCCTTCATACAAAATTGAGGAAGATGGAACTATACATGAGAGAACTTTTGCAGACAAGGAGATGGATAAGGCTTCAAACAGCGTGATGATTGATGATGTTCGTTCTGCTATTATTTACACTAACAGGAAGATTCATTCTTTGGTTGACTACATAAAAAGCATTGACGAGGATAAATTTGATGAGAACGTTGTGGTAAAGATAGAAAGGGATGTATTTGAAATACTTATGGATGGGGTTGTATCATGACAAATATGAAAAAATCAGTAATAGAGCTTATGGAAGAATTTATCCATGAAGCAACTCCCGAATTAATATTAAATGATTGTATAAATTTTGGAATAGAATTAGATAATATAACTAGTGCTACTCCGAAGAAAGTAAAGAAGTATATTGAAATGAAAAAGTACATTGGAACAAAACAGATTGAAGCAGAACCTATGACAAAAGGTGATGCGTGGGGAAAACATCTTCTTAGAGAAAAACCGTCAACGGAAAATTTTGATGATGAGGGATATCATGTCCGTTATGAAGATGGATATGAAAGCTGGAGTCCTAAAGATGTGTTTGAAAAGGCATATAAGATTGCAGAAACACCAGTTGACCGTATGCAGATAGAAGCCGAAGAAGTCAATGGAAGATATGTAAAGTTAGCCGCTTTCATAGATTCAGGAAAAATGGATGAAGTAGTTAATGATATGTACAACAAGTGTTTACTGGAAATCCAATGCGGCACAATGTTCGACTATGTACGCCTTCTTGACACTCGCATACAACGTATGCAAGGCTCTGATAGCGCAGAAGTGCGGAAGATGAACTTTGGTATGGCGATCAAGGCTCTTAAAGCAGGTTATCCAATTCGTAGAAAGGGCTGGAACGGGGAAGGATTAATGGTATTCAAACAGGTTCCAGCTCATATAGAGAGCGACATTATTCCCAAGATGCAATCTCTTCCGCAATCAGCAAAAGACCTTATTCTGAAAGGCAAAGGATTCATTGACTATACAAGCCAGTGTCTTATTTACAATGAGAATACCGGGCGTGCTGATTCATGGGTCCCGTCTATTAGCGATGTGTTTGCCGATGATTGGGAGATTGTTGATTAATATATAATTTTAGGCTTAATTCACAAAAAGAATAACTCATAATATATATAAATTTAGGCATTAATTATTATCTTTGTGGTGATTTTGGCACCGTCGAAGATCCTTAAAGCAATATTTGTCTTATGGACTGTTGCCTTAATTTTAAATCTTTTCATATCACATAAAAGGGGTGTTTTATAGGCCCCTCTTCATTTAGCCTATAATCACTCCTTATTTATTAGGGGCATTAAGGAACAAATGGACACTTGATAAATAGGAATTTATAACTAATTAAACATTATATACATGAAGAATTTATTCAAAATGTACAGAGAATGGAGAAATAGAAAGTTTGTGGAAAAGATAAACAAAATATATTTTAAACAAGATAATGACGGTAATCTTTTTATGGAAGGAAGCCTGTATGTTTATGGTAAAAACAATGGTGTAATTTCATATTGTCCGGATAAGTCATTTGATGAGGTTAAAAAGTCTATATCGGATTTGTCATGAGAAAAAGTCAGTTACCCATTAGGCTAAAAGCCCAAGTTGATTAGACTAAGCGTTAGGAGAGAATAGGAAACTTGATAGACAAAAGAAGAAGTATATTAATTGAAAAACGAATGCAAGTAAATTTATGAAAATTAATTTGTTTGTAAATGGAAATTTGGTGTGCGACCGAAGCAAAGCGAGGGAGCACAGGGGCAGTCTAGCTGCACAGGGGCAGTCTAGCTGCACAGGGGCAGTCGAAGTTATAACACTATGTGGTGAGGAGCTTCCTAGTGATTATGACATTTCTGATGCTGTTATAATTGATGGCGATATTCATTGTCGTAGTATCAGTTGTAATGGCATTGTTGTTTGTAAAGGTTCTTTTACTGTTATAGAGGAAGGGGGTGATTATGGGTCACTTTAACGGTAAAATCACTGCACCTGTCGGATTGGATAGTGATGTATATCCTACCTTAGGTATTGGTCCTACTAGTAACGGTTATGATTTAGGGTATGCTTGTCTTAGCGAAAAAATTAATATGTGGAGTTATATAAAACCCAAAGAAGCGTCTAGCCCTTCATTTGACAACGCTAGTTTACCTGGTATAATTTATGATTCTGTAAATAAGAAATTAGTATATGATAGACCTAAAACATGGTATAGGCTTACTGATTTTGATGGATACGATCATGGGGCTAAACCTCTTACAATAGATAAAGATATTCTAACTAATCCTGTAGATGCTACAAAGACAACGTTTGTACTTACAATTTCACCATATTGGGCTGATTCTAGGTATAATTGGGGTAAAATACTTGGGGGATTTACTTGGTCTAATATGAAGATAAAGGTGGAAGTATATAATCAATTAAAGAAGTTGGTGGATTCTGGAGTTTTCGTTGTAAGTAGTATTGATAGTACAGGAAAAATTTCAATTACCCTTGATCGCAATAATCTCATATCTATGGGGGATACATATATTTATATTAAGGGTTATTTTTGTGATTACAGTGGAAATGTATTATGCTTAATCCCTACTACATCTGACGGATTTATTCGTAAGCCTATAGTGGTTACACAAAGTCTTTCTATTACACTTGGAAATACAACAGCCAACGCTTCTGGATTCTCTGTTTACGGACAGTTGACAAATGGCTCTACTTCTTCTAAATGCAGATTGAACATTACAAATAACACTTCTAGTGATTACGTTGCTTCATCCGGCAGACCATACGCTAGATATAGATGGAGGGCGAAAGATGGATCTTATACAGGTCAATGGTCAGGTAATATATTGATGCCTTCGTGCACAAATATTCCTAAATCATTTACTCGTAATGATGTGGTTGATGCTGGTAATCCACCGTCTTATGGTAATGTTACTCAATGGTATGTTGATTATCAAGTTATTATGTATTGAATACTGGATATAATATACACAAGCAATGGGCATGGAACGGCAGCTTAGGTCTGTCTGTGTGTATTCTGTATTGCTCATCAATGCAGAACTGACATGGGTTCTTAGATGTTACTGCTGTTCTCCATCCCTTGAAATTTGGAATGTTTTTCCATGAGTTGTAATTTGCTTCATTGAAAATACCTAAAATCATCTGCTGTTCTATAACATACAACTGGCTTATACCGTTTGTAGCATATCCTCTCCCATAGTGTTTCTGTTTGCTTGGCGGAATAAATGATACGTTATATGGTGATGATATGTTGTTCCATATCTTCTTTTGAACCTCATCCGTTATTTTCTCTATATTGTTCGTTTTTATTGACAGTAATGTATTGGCAAGATATACTTCAACAACAGCGCGGAATCTGTTTGTATTTGTGTTTATTCTCTGCTTTGTCGTTTCTCCACCGTATGTCCTTTCCATATATTCCTTAATGCCGTTGTCCGTCATTGAAATATACTCCCATCCAAGATCATCGTTTAGTTCTAGTGACAGTTTATTGCTTTCCAGTACATATTGGTATATGTCGTTATATATATCTTCACGGAACTTTTTGGTCAGTTCCATCACTTTTTCTTTTTGGATATCCGATAGTTTTGATATTGACTTGAACGATTTAGCCCCTGCCAAAAGGAATATGGCTAGAAGGTCTTTAGAAAACTTCTCCGCACGCTCTTTGGTTGACGATTTTATACCGTTGGCAAGTCTTTTTACCTGGAAGTAATAGTCTGCAATCTTAGATGTTTCTTCTTTGTTGATCATTGGCTTCTACTCTTTCTGTTATACCGTTTGCTACCATATTTATCATAAAACTCTTGAAATCACTTTGGCTGTAAACCTTTTGTCCGATTGATGCTAAAGTTTGAAAGATTACAATTTGATTCTCATACAAAACCTTTTGGTTCTGTATGATAGCGTCAAGTTTCGATAATATTTCTCTTTCATTGTCCATAGTGCAAAGGTATGTATTAGACTTTAATTTACCATACAAATTGTTTTATTTCATTTGGTGTCATTGTATGTTTATATGTAATGTAACAAAAAAAGGCAACAGTAAAGATTCACATCTGCCTGCTGCCAAAGTAAAAACATCGTAATGGTTTCATTTAGATAGTGCAAAGTAACAGAAAATATGGTATATTTGCAATGGTTAAATAGATAAATAATGTTAATTGTTTTGCAATACCTACTTTTTTTGTACATTTGCAATGTATCAATAAATAAAAAATTATGGAACTATTGGTAGAAAGAAAATGGTGTAAGCCTGATTATACTATAGGGCGTTTGTATATTGATGGTGAGTTTTTCAGTAATACGCTTGAAGATCGTATTGTTGACGTGAATAAGAACGGAGTGTTTGATGGAAACGAGAAGAAGGTTTATGCTGAATCTGCTATTCCTTATGGAAGATACCAGGTTATATACAACTGGTCCCCAAAATTCGGGCGTAATATGCCAAGGCTGTTGAATGTTCCTCATTTTGAGGGTATTCTTTTTCACGCTGGGAATACAGCAAAGGATTCTGCCGGGTGTATCCTTGTTGGTAACAATACATCAAAAGGCAGACTTACCGAATCACGCTATACTTCTGACAAGTTGAACAAGTTGATTGACGATGCGATAAAGCGTGGCGAACAGGTTTGGGTTACGATTAAATAGTGTGTATATTTCATCGACTATGTGTTGAAGGAGTTATGAGAGCGATGTTATTATCGCTCCTTGTTTTTTAGTAATAATAGATTATGTACAGTGCTATACTATTCTCGCCAATTTTCCATCGGACGGTTTTCCGCCAAACAGGTGATTGATGTATGCAAGACCTTTTTGTGTGCATAGAACAACCATCACGACAAAACCTGGGTGATTCTCTCTTGGAATAGGTTTTTCTTTCATCTCGAAATACCCAGCATCAATATACTTCTGTTTTGGTTCGTTCCTGTTAGCAAAGAATACTCCTGCTTCACGAAGTTTTTTGAACAAAGAGTTTCTCCCAAAAGGCAATCCAAGTATCTTTGCCGCCTGTCCTATATCGCACTTGCCTTCCATTGCAAAGGCTTTGTCGGCGAAGTCCGCTTTGGGCTGGAGCTTCTCTATCTGTTTTTGCTGCTTTTCATTCTCCAAAGCCAAGCGTTCTTTCTCTTCTTCGGCTTGTATTACCATTAGTGCAAGCTCCTTCCGGGAAAGTTCATGTTTGTTTTCCTCACATGCGATAAAATATTTTCTAGCTTGCCTTCCCCGTTCGTTGTTTTCAATCATAGATAGCTCTTTTGCCATACTGATTGACAGAGCATATTCGATTCGTTTAGTAGCTCCTATTTCTCGCTCCACAATTTCGGTGAATGATTGAAAATCAACACCTTCAATAAAATCATAAGATTTAATGCGATCTTTAATCCATGTTGAAAAATCCCTTTTACTTTCAAGGAAAGAATGCAAATCACGTGCATTAACGGCTCTCTTACCGTTATTATCACTAATAGGAATAAGTTCATTCGTTGTGACGTTCATATTTTAACGAATTGTGATAAAAAGAAACCCTCCGTAGGTGTGAACGTCACAACATACGCAGGGCATAGAAGTCGCAGATTGTTTCCTTTCTGCCACCTTAGAGGGATTCTTAATATCTTGTACAAAATCTGTTCGATTTATTTTGCCAAATATTATTATGTTATGACGTTCACCACAAAGAAAAGCATAATTTTTTATATATCAAAACTTGTGGTGTGATTTTTTTTACATTAATCCAAGCACCATACCTACTGCTCCCCAGAATACATCTCTCCATTCGGGCACTCCTTGTCTAAGCCACTTATCGTAGACGATTTCTTTCCCTACAAGGAGGAACAAGGTTAGTGCTATTGCTGTCCATACGGAGAAAAACCATTGCGCCATGCTTACTACAAGTATTCCTGCAATGAGGTGTTCCATTCCGTCAACTCTTAAATTGTTAAGGCATATATAGTCCAATGCCCTTCTTATTGTTCTTAGAAAGTTTGTAAATTTTCCCATAGTTTAGCTGTTATCGTTGTTTTCATTGTTTTCATTGCTTTCATTGTTTCCTTCTTCTATAACTCTAGCTTCCATATCGTTTAATCTTCTGTCTTGTTCGTCCATTCTATCATCTTCGTTATTTGCAGAGAAATCGCTTTCCTCTCTTGCTGTCTGTAATGATATTATTCGGGAGTTCACAAGTTGAACGAGTGTATTGTTCCATTCAGAGAAATCTATGTATGAGTATGGCTCTATGGTAGCGTTTATTCTTAGAGCGTTATAACCTGTTGCGTCACCTTCCATTACTCCTACATAGTATTTGAATATATTGGCCATGTCATTTATGGCTGTGTTCATCATTTGTGCATCACTTCTCGCCCATTCCATTTCCGGCTCATAATACATTGCCGTTGTTCCAGTAGGTCTGTCACCTGACGATGATTGCATTGGCGGAACGACACCGCTTCCGTCAAGTATCCCGTTGTATATGTTGTCTATTTCGGTGAATAGTGAATTTGAAGCGTCCATTTTACCCATGAACTGTGCATCATCTTCTGCTCCTACACGTAAAATGGAAGTACCTCCCAATCCGTTTCTTTGAATGTTTATTCTTCCGTTAGTCTTGATAAGTAGCATTTGGAATGCCTGTCGTGTGTTGTATTCTCCTATCATGGACATTAGGAACTCGAAATCGTCTATCAAGTCCTGTACTGCCCCCCAAAATGGAAGTTCAAGACGTAGATATACTACAGGTATAAATCCCAGGTTATGGAATTGATGCAGTTGTATGATATTCCCGTTCTCGTCAATATCCGTTGCTATATCTCCGTTGGAATCCAGTGTATAAAACTCATCTTTAGTCCATACATCGACAAGTGTGTCTGTATGTTCTTCTCCATCAGCCGATATATATGTGGTTGTATATTCTCTTGCGAAAGCTATTCTTTCGCCTCTTCTGTTTTTATGCTCATATAGTATATCTCCTTTTGAGTAGCTGAAAGACCTGTATTTTATCTCGTCCTTATCCTTATATATATATATGGCAGCATCTCCTACCTTTCCGGCTTCGCTTATAAGTTCAAACTTGGCTGTTTCCATGAGAGAATCAGTCCAGTATTCCTTGTATGTTGTCAGCTTATCCCTGTTCTGCTGGTTTGACGCGCTTTTCTTTATCTGGAATTTAAGAGGATTGGTACACAGGTGTGATACCCTTTTCTTGTGTATCATCCTTTGGAGAGGGAATGCTCGTCTTTGCAGTACGTAAGGAGTTGATACCGATTTCTTTTTCTTTTTCTGAGCACCTACATTAGCACTTTCATCATCCGATGATGTGGCATCCTCGTCTGACGGGATGCTGTCTTTCCAGTCGGGTCTGTTGTGTATATAATGTCCTGATGTATCCCATTGTGCTAGGAAATCATCTTGTGACATATATTTGTATATCAAAGTGGAGCGTCTTGGCTTTTTCTTTATTCCTCCACCTCTCCCATCGTCACATCTTGACGGAAGTGCCACTTTGAACGGTTCTTTTCGTAATAAAACGTCTAATTTTAAAATTTCCATAGGTAATTATAAATATTTTAATTCATCCATTATATCGTTAGGTATGTCAATCATTATATCGCATATATCAAAATATGTCCTGTATAAAAATGTTCCTTCTATCAAGTCGGGCGAGCATCCTACAATCTTTTTTGCTTCCTGTTTTTTCAGCAGTCTTAGTTTCCCGTTTTCCCTTTCCACGTCACGTCTTATTGCTCTTCTCTGGTCCATCAGTGCTTCCCGTATTGTTTTGTTCACATACGGTTTATCGAGAAGTTCAGGGTTTATACTGAATCCGCAATATCCTAGGTTTGTTCCTTTTATACGTGTTACCATTTCATCGGCAAGCTGTGCCCTTAGATCGAAATAGAATCTTACAGGTTGATCATCCTTGCTTTTGTCTAGTCTTTTCGGAACACCTCTAAGTATTGCCAGGCTTTCGGGAAATGCGTCACGGAATGTCGGTGCTCCAAGACCGTCAAATGCCAGTCTGTTTTCACCTATTCCCCATTTCCGTAGATTGTTTCTTACCCATCGGTTCAAATCCCTAGGCTTTAATGTGTTTGACCATTCTAGGTCTTGTAAGTGATGTCCTATGAAGTGCCCCATTACACAAACGTCACCAAGACCGTATGCTATATCCAGTGTAGCACATTCAAAGTAATCGTCAAACACGGGCTGCGATGAGAACATTTCCTCCATTTCGTCACGGGTTATCCACTCGTTTCCCCCTTTTATCAGCTTCCATGAACCTAATGCGTTTATGGATACTTCCTGTGCTGTTCCTCCAAGGTTTTTCTGATAGTCGGGATTGGAAGCCATAAGTATCTTGTTATCTTCCAGCCCGGAAGCTATAAAGGTTATGCTCTTGATGTATCTTTTACAGTTTGTTTCGTCAATTTTGGTATTTTTACCGAATCTTGCGATGATATAATCTTTTGCCTGAGCAAATACTTCTTGTGGGCTGTCACCCCATGCTGTTTCATGTATAGTATCTCCATATTGAAAGAAATATCTTACCTTCCCCGATCTTTCTGGAATTGCTATTCCATCATCGTCTACCCACCATGATACCATTGCTCTCCAGAAATCGCTGTACGGATTTGGGTTGCACGCGCCTATAAGACTTGTTCTTAGTCCTGATGATGAACGCAATACCGTTTGAAGGTAGTTTATGATAGGTTCCGTTGCCTGTGAGCACTCGTCTATCGCCACCTTGACAACGTTACCACCCTGTTGTCTGTCCTTAAATTCATTTACGCCTTTTTCTCCCGACAAGCAGGCATCCCCAAAATAATCATATCGTATTTCACCTCCTGCGTCAAGTCTTGAAAGGCGTTTTGAATCAATATACTCACCATAAGGTTCAACCATCTTTGAAACCACTTTAAGAATACCGTCCGCTTTTTCTGCGGATGTCTTGTCTTTACGGAAAACAAGTGCGGAAAATGACGGGTGGTTGCATGAACTCAGTATATCCATCCCAAGGCATACGGATTTTCCTCCCCCACGATTCCCGTGAAGTATCTTTATCCCTGCCCTGTTCCTTAGAAATGCCTCCTGTGAACCTTTCTGTGGGGCAAGCATATTTACCTTGTACCCCTTGCTTCTTCTGTCCTCTATATATCTTTGGACGAAATCAAGGCTTTTATATGGTATGATTCCCCTTTTGCCATATCGTTTCAGCGATTTGACAACATCCTTAGTCTTTAATCCTCGGTATTTTAAGTCAATTTCTTCCATCGTTTTCTATGTATCCCGCAAATATAATATTTTTTTAAATATTTTTTTGCTTATACACATTTTTTAACTACATTTGCATCGGTAAGAGGTACTTACTGTGCGCAAAGGTCTTGTGCATGAATCACATAAAAAAATAAATAGTATATGAATGGAAATGTAAAAGTCATTTTTGAAGGTATCAAGAATGCGTTGGGAGAAAGTAGCTCCGTTATTACAGATCGTACAATCGAACAGACAATTAATGAGTTCTCAGCGTTCGCACCGCAGGAAAATGCGGAAAAGTTCTGGAATGAAAGTGTTGTGAATCATTTAAAGAACACTGTAGCAGGTCAGGTAAGAGCGTTTGCGTCTGATAAGCGCAAAGAGTGGGATACAATCAAGGAACAGGAGATATCCAACTTGAAAAAGGAATGGGAAAAATCACATCCTGCGCCACAACCGACACCAGCACCGCAACCACAATCTACACCGACACCAGCACCTGAACCGAAACCGTTTGAGTTGCCCGATGATGTCAAGGCTAAACTTGAAGAGTTTGAAAAGTTCAAGAAAGAGTTTGAAGCTAAAGAGCAGGAGGAAAAACAGAAGCAGATTGTAATTGAAAAGCGCAAGAAGCTGTCTGATTTGATTAAACGCCCGGAAGCAGGTATGCCTAACGAGTTGTTGCGCAACATCATTTTTGAGAACATTCAGATTTCGCCCGAAGAGGAAGATACAAGCATTCTTCTGAAAATACAGGGAAAGTACAATGAAACGTGTACGAAATACACAAAGGATGGCATTAATCCTTTCATCTCTGACAAGGGTGGTTCTAGCGATGTAAAGTCATTCATAGATAGAAAGAGAGAAGAAGATAAGGCTAGCAAGGAAAACAATATTGTCAGCCGATATTACAGTAAAATTAACAAATAGTTTTTTTAATTATGAAAGCAGGAGTTCTTGCAACAAGTTATAGTAAGATTGGTGGCGCAAGACATATCTTTTCTAATGATACGTCTTTGCACGTACTGTTGGTAGGATGTAACGTTCCAGTAGAACGTATGCCTACAGTTGGGAACAAACTTCCGGCTGGCACTATGATTAAATGCGATTCCTCAAAACAGGATGGCGGTGATATTCACTATTCATTCAGAATGTATGAGAAATCGGATTCTGGTGCTACGGTAAAAGTTGAAAAAATCATGGGTAATACAGTTGCCAAGGTTGGTATGGTTGTCGGCAAAGCACCTACTACTGCCGCAGGTACTACAACTGGTTTTACCATTAACGCTATTGATTCGTCACATGACGAATATGACATCCTTACATTGTCCGGGGATGCAGGTAAATTGGAATTAACCGATATTTTAGTTGAAGTTACACAGGTTGGTGCTAGCGCAAAATTCAAGGTTATTCCTAATGCTATCCTGCCTTATGATGTTGACACCATTCCCGGTGCCACTCTCTATCCTTTCAACGGTGCATGGATGGTGACAAGTGAGATTTTGGAAAAACGCATTCCGCCCGTAGCTTCGGCAATCAAAAAGGCGATGAAGGATGATGAATCATATCCTTGCGTTTTCCGTTACACATTGTATAACTAATTAATTTTTTTCGTTTTATGCAAAGATCGACATTTAGTTTCTATGATTGGCATTTCTCTGGGGAGATGCAGGAACTTATGGATTATGCCAATCAGAAATTTGATAACGAAAACTGGAGAAGCTACGGAGATTGGGATGTTCCTCAGATGAGTAAATCATGGAATGTCATGGTTGACGAATACACACAGGCTACCCGTCCTGTGATGCTTGCTCCTTTGGCTGAAAAGCCTATCATGGACACTACTGGATTTGAATGGTATTCGGGCCGTATTCCGAAGATGGGTCACGCCATTCAGTTTATGGAAACCGATATTCAGGAGTTCTATGAACTTGACATTCCGCAAGGCGCATTGCTTGACAAGATCCGTGAGAAATGGTACACAAAGATGGAAGCGTGTATCCAAGGTTTCCATACCGAGTTGAACTGCATGACTTATCAGGCTCTTTCTACAGGTATGCTTAACTATACAGCTAGTGGTACCAACTCAATCCCTGTTCAGATTGACTATCGTGTTCCTGCAAAACACAAGTTGAAAGCGTTGAAACAGAAATGGTTTAGCGATACAGACTGGACACCGAACGAGAACGCTGATCCTATTAAAGACCTTCAAAGAATGTGTAAGATTGCCGACAATGATGGTGTTCCATACGATCACTTTGAAATGTCCAAGGATTTGTATGACAACTTCCTGATGCACCCGAAAGTTACAGCAGCAGTACAGGCTCGTCTTGTTCCTGCCGCAGCATCTACTACAATCTATCCTATGAACAATCAGGAGATTGTTGATGTGCTGATGAAGGTGTTCTCTATTCCTGTGATTATTCCTGTTGATGAAAAATCAAAATGGAACAAACTTGGTGTGATTGAGGACGCCAAACCGTCTTTTGAAAAGAATACCGTTGTTCTTGTTCAGAGCGGTCAGTTCTTCCGTATCAAGAACTCACCGTCAATGTATTTGCAGGATACCAACCCGGCTGTACGTATTTCTTCTTTGGAAGGCGGACGTATCGCGTTCTTGCATCAGTATTCTTCCGAACCGTATGCAGAAAAGAGTTCAGGTGAGTTGTGGGCATGTCCTGTGATGAAGAATCCGAACAACCTTATCATTATGAAGGTTGACGAACAGTCAAATACGGGATTGTAAAAAGTTGAACCATGAAGGTCATTATTGATATAAATGGCGAAGGCACAGCAAAGGGCGCAGGGGAGTATTTCATTGGAGATACTCTCACGCTCCAAGCTATTCCCGAAGAAAGTGTAGAGTTCGGATACTGGCTTATTGCCGACAATGAAACATTGAAGCCGGAAGATAGACTGAAAGTTTCGGATAATCCGTTTACTATTCAAGTTACCCCTCAGATAACAGCAAAGGGTAACATGAAGGTGGAAGCATATTTCTATATGTCTATGCGTGAATATCTGAAAGCACAGATTGACTATGAGTTGAAAAACACATCGTATATCAGTGTTGCCCAGAAATGGGGATTCCGTTTGTCTGATGACAGCCGTGAAACGTCTGAGATGAAGAAGGATTTGGCTTATGCTGACTTGTTGCTCATTGTTTGCACTGCCCCTTCAACGATACAGGGAAAGACGAAGAAAGCCGGGAACTGGTCAATTACCGACACAAGCAAGACTATTTCTATCAATGACAAGAAAAGATTGGAGCAACGCGCAAAGGATTTATACGCCAAATGGGGTTTGAATTTGGATGTTGGAACTGATGTTGAAATAACTAGATTAAGATGGTAGTATGGGAAAAAGTATTTTAGGTGAGGATATGTTTCCTGATATGGTGAGAATTTATCAGAACAAGAACAGTTCGGATAAATATCAGACCACCCCGTATTGGGAGATGATATACGAAGGAAGGGCAAACATACAGGAAAAGGATACAGGTTCGGAAACGAATGATGTTGGTAAATCCGAATATGCCGCCTACCTAGAAGATAACGATGTAACCATACCTTCCGGGTGTCTGTTGGATTGGCAGAATTTCAACCATCCGTTTTCGGACAACAGCAATAGCTGGCGTGAGATAAAGAAACCTCCATTTAACAATATGGAATTTGGTACGGTAATATACTTTAACCAAATAGAAAACTAGAATGCTATGACAATCAATTGGACGGAAATAATACTTGCTTTGTTGGGTACTAATGGTATAACCCTTCTAACTTCAATATTACTGTTTAAGCAGAAGAAGGAAAAAATGGAAACTGAAATTGATTCTTCTACCTTGGACAATCTTGAAAAAGGGTTTGCTATTCAGGGTGCTCAGTTGAAAAAGGCACAGGAAGAAATATTGAGTTATCAGCAATCTCTTCATGATGCTTATCAGAAGATACAGGAGCTTTATAATGAGATGAACAAAATCAAAAACGAGTTGAAATGCGCAAAAGATGATCGAGATTCATTAAAAAAGCAGATTGATAAACTGAGTAAACCAGTAACAAGAAAGACAAGTACAAAAAATGCAGGCAAATAACAACGATAAAGTATTGAAAGAGTTTGGTAGTAATGTCCAGCTTGCTTTGGATGCTTCTATCATGCAGTTCATGGAAGATATCGCCACGAATATCATGGATGATATAAAAGACATAGAGGGATTTACCAATCAGACTTTCAATCTTGAAGATAGTTATGGCTGTGGCATTTATAAAGATGGGGTCCTAAAGAAGATTGTGTGGGCAAATGCAACGAAAGTTGCAAATGAACCTAGGAAACGTAACAATGTAGAATATTGGGGGCGTGAACTTGCCGAAGATTTCTTCAACAGTTACAAATCCGATGGTTCTGACAAATATGAACTGGTTGTCGCTGCTGTCATGTATTATGCCAAGTATGTGGAGAACTATCATTTGTTGAATGTTCTTTCAGATTCTTGGATTAAGACAAAGACAGATTTAAAAGGGGGCAAATATACTGTGGTTTTTAAGAAAATTGCAGCTAATATGTTAAACAAATATTTTAAGTGAAGTTATGGGCTACTTTAATCCTTCAACAATAAATACCACCTTGTACAATATTGTATTGGACAAGAAGATTGCTGACGATGTATATAAGGTACAGCGTCCTGCAAGTGTTGATGATAAGGTAACTAGTTTTATTGTCGTAAACAACAATACAAGAATTGTAAGCAATACCGAGGGCGGCCCTTACGGTCACTTCGGGAAAGGCGAAACAATGGCTACGGTTACTCTGTTTGTAAGGGCATTGCCTGGGAACATATATCCGTCTGTCATGGATGCGTTGAGTGAAAAGATGGTAGAACTGTTCCCTCAAAAGACTGTGCAGCTTCATTTCGAGATATTTAATGTTTTACCACCAATGTTTGACGGGGTTGGGTTCTATTATATGTCCGTCCTGTTGAATGTTGACATTTCAAAGGATTAGCCGCATGAAAAACGTGAGAAAAAACAGTGGAGGCGCATCGGTAGATACGTTCTCAACAATTAACAATAACTTTTTAAATACAGAAAATAGAATGGCACGAGTAAATTTAGACACCAGCCCTGCTTACTTGAACGGGCAGTCGGCTGCTTTGACATTTGATGCGATTGAGATTACCGATGAAACTCAATATTCAAGTTTTAAGAATCCGAAGATTCTTCCCAATATTGAATCTGGTACTACGGAATCCGCTGGTACTGACGCTGACACTTCTGAAACAAAGAACGAGCAGGGTGCTACCGTATTCCAGAATATCACACCGGGTACTATGGCATTTACCTTTACAGGTATGTCCACTTCAAAAGCCGCTTTCGCTTTCTTTACACAAGGGAACGAAGCCAGGGCTGAGTTGGAATTAAGTAGTTTAACTGATACTGTTGATGCTTTCGGTAAGGGAGTTTCTCAGAAACTGAAAGCGTTTGGTGCAAGTGCATTCAAGCAGTTTGTACGTCCTATCGGTATTATCAACGGTACTGGTGATCGTATGATCTTCTTCCCGAAGGCATCATGGGCTGTCAGCTTCACAGGTGCTCCAAGTAACGCAGGATACCTTGGATTCTCCGTTACTGTGACAGCATTGGAAGTTAACACTCAGTATTTGAAAACCATGATGGTTCTCGAACTTGACAATTCGGGTATCGGTGGTTGATGTAGACGAGTTATGAATTATTAGCCGGGCGTTTTCGTCCGGCTTTATTGTTTTTTAACTGTTTCTATTTTATTGATATTAACTTTTATTGTATTTTTGTGATAAAAAGAAATATAATGAACGATAAAGAATTGTCTGATAAATTAAAGCAAAAGGCTATAAGTCTTGGGCTGTGTGAGGAATGGACAAATGAATGGGGAAACCCGGATAAATATGAATTATGCGAGAAATATATCAGAGGCATTGACTTCTGCCTGTTAAACAGATACCCGTCAAATGAAATAATCAAGAAGGAATTTGCAGGAGTTAGGGAGAAGTTTAATGTCTTCGTTGATGATACCAACCTTTTCATAAGCAATCCTAAATGGTCTATTTTTAACGGTTCGTGTGATTGTGTTGTCACATTCAACGATTTCGGTATAGGAGAGATGTATGTCAAGGATAACAGCCATGTAAGCCTTGTTGCGCTTGATAACAGCATAGTACACGTTTCTTTGATTGATGATGCAAAACTTGATATTGTATCGTCTAAATATACCAAGGTGTTCGTACATACAAATACTCCAAAGAACATATCAAAGGTGGATGTGAAAGGAAAATTAATGATTAAACCGTTCAAGTTAGTTTAAAAAATGGGAATATTTAATTGGAAACAACCTGACTTAGATGATCAGATAAAGATGCAGAAGTTTGCCACTCATAAATACAAAGAGGTTATGGTTGGCAATAAGAAATTCAAGGTGCGTGGTCTTAGACTAGGCGCATACGATTATATTGTAGACAAGCTGTTGATACGTGACATTATCAACCCCGATACAGCGAAAAAGGAAATGATTGCAATTATGAAAAATGACGCATCTATTCCGTACAAAGTTGCAGCGGCAGGAGTATTGAATAACTATTGGTTTTTTGAGATAATTCCTTTTGCAAGACGTATATACGCTTGGTGGTTAAGCAGGCACTATGACCATAAGGAACTAACTCCGTTGATAGAAGCCATCGTGGAGGGGGCTAATGTAAGTGATTTTTTTACAAATACAATCCGTTTAGCGTTCTTGATAGATACGACAGCGACATTAAGCAAGAAGGATGCCATGAAATTATCTCTCGATGCAAAATCGGCTCACGAGGATCTATCCAAAAAGATTTCCCCCAATTCAGAGGAGATTTAAGGCTATTCGGAGGATTGATGATAATCAAGGACTGGGCTTTGCTATGGAAATATTCATGGAGTTATATACAGGCAGTAATAATGGACCAGCCTAAACTTGATTATCATTTTGAAGAGAAAATGAAGTTGTACAAGGCTTCTCTTACAGAAGATTTATATAAGGAAGCTAACAAGGATGCAAGTGGCTTTATATATAGATTCAAAGAATCTAAACCTAAAGAAGAGCATCCCGATATATTACTAAAAGATGTTTTGCGATGATAACAAAATACGATCCTAAAATATATCCCCTTAAACTGTATGTTGCAGTGGGGGATGATCAATGGGGAAAAATATATAGAAAATTCACCAAACTTAATCATGACCCGATAGATACATCAAAAGATGAAATTAAGGGCTGTAATGGCATGACTATTTTTGTAAGGGAAAAAAGTACAAACCATTTAGGTGTACTTATTTGGTTATCCAACGATGGTATAGGGGTGAGAACTGTTGCTCATGAATCTGTTCATTATGCTTGTAATGTATTTGGGTATTGTGATATTTCTATGGGATATGAAAATGGGCAGGATGAGCACTTTGCATACCTTTTAGGTTGGTGTGTTGAGTGTGTAATGGATAGTGTTGCGAAATATTTAAAAAACAATAAACATGAAGATTAGTTTGTTTGTAAACGGAAATTTGGTGTGCGACCGAAGCAAAGCGAGGGAGCACAGGGGCAGTCTAGCTGCACAGGGGCAGTCTAGCTGCACAGGGGCAGTC